CAGTCCAATGATGATTCCTTGAAATACATTTGTTTTGATATCTCCGCCCAAAAATAAAACGCCTAGCACAATGCCAAGCGTTAAATTCAATAGCGGAACATATTTTGTTTGTAATCCAATTGTTTTCCCAATTTGTGAAATACCTACTACAATGCCAATCATTACAGCTAAACTAACCATTACATACCACTTCCCTTCAAAAAGAAAGTGAGAGCTGCTCCTACAATTCCACCGACAATAAGTCGTAAAATCCAGGTAGTATTTGCGCTAATTTTATCTAGTTGCTTGTTGATATTATCAATATCTTTCTCGTTGCCTGTTGTACGCATTTCCAAACTTTTAATCTCTAACCTTATTTCCTTAATTTCTTGCTTAATTTCTTGAACATCGCCTCTTACCTCTTGCAACCCTTCCACTTTGACCACCTCATTTCAAAATAAAAAGAGAAGCGAAATCGCTCCTCTTGATCTATGAATTGAATTTATTCACTTGTATATTGTTTTTCGTACTTGTCATTCTTTAATCCAGATTCCTAAATCCCAATCAACCTTAATGCTTTTTTTTAAGTTACTAAGCGCAATTGCAATTCCGACACTAGTTAAACTACAATTTTGAATCTGTGTTTTATCTATTTTCTCTAAAAACATATATAAATAGGGTGCTACAATTTGAAGATTTTCTTTAAATAATAAATCTTCATTCTCATGCGTAGCAGAAACTAAATTAGGATACGCCCTTTTTAGGATGTTTATATAATTGACTGCCCCAACACTAATCGAGATACACCCTGTATATTGTAAATGCTGGTAGAAAAATTCTCCCTCAGGAACAACATCAGTAAATCTTTTTATTATAAAATTCAACTCTTCTACATGAAAGATACTTCCCATATTTACATAACGCAAAATAAAAATAACAGTAAGCATATTAATTTGTTTCGACGTTAACTTAGGTAATATTTCTAACGCTTCATTGTATACTATTTTCACCAAAGTCTCGTCTTTAATTGTAGTTCTATCAATTAGTATATCTACTAATAAATCTGCAATTTCTTTATCCCCACGTCTTGCATGATTTTTTTGTGCTTCATATATCATAAAACGCAAATCAGCATCCTCTGTATTTTTCAATGCTTCAGGATTTTTTGATATTAAGCGTTTCAAATACTCATTAATTATTTCTTCCGCACGTTCATTAATAATATTTTCAACAGTTTTTCCCAAATCATAAAAGTTACTTTTAAAAACATCCATAGCAACTTCTTTTACAGCAGTATAACTAAGGCCATTATGTTGTATAGTAACATTTTGAGCTTGTATATTTGTTGAATCGTCCCCTGCATGTATTTCTTTTTTATTTCCAATCATTTTTTATCACCGATTGTAACGTTAACATCATTACCACCTTGAATATTATTAGAATTATTCCCTGAAGTAATGGTTTGACTTGGCTGACTTTCATCTTTCTTTTTCTTTATAAAACTCCCAATTATGCCGGCTAGTAAAGTCAATACTACTCCGCCAACCCCACTAAACACTTTATTATCTGCGATCCAATCCAACATAACCCTTCCTCCTTACATGAAATATTTGTAATCAATATCCATATTAGGGATTGATTTAGTTGTTGTCTATACTTGTTCGTATCTAACAAGTGGATATTTATCATTTAATCCTCTTTCTAATCCACACCTGTTACATTTATGAATATATTCAATATGGTCTTCAAGCATTTTCATATTACTGGTTACCACCATGTCCCCTCCCTTACAAGAATCGCATACATATTTAACACCAACTGGCTTAACTGCAAATTTCTGTTCCATCATTCACTTCCTCCTCACAAAATAAAACCATACAATTTTTTATTCTGTACAAAAGCCGTATTTTATACAAAATAAAAAAGCGACATATTTGACTGTCCCTCTTTGGCTTATTCTTTTTCGATTGGTGCGACTTTTTGTGCTGCTATTTGTTCTTCAAGCATTTTAATTCTCGCTTCCATTTCTGCCTTTTCTCGTTCTAATTCTTCTTTTGTAGGTGCGAAATATATTGCTTTTACTGATTTTTCAATTTCAGGATCAATTGCCTGTAACTCTGCAACTCTTCCATTCCAGACGACCTTATAGTTTTGTATAGTGTCTGTTACGTAGCGATCAACTCGGAAAAAATGTATATAATCGCTACTCGGTATAATATGTTGTCCACATTCTAACCGTGTTATATTCCCTGCTTCGTCTGAATCACAGTAAATGCATGTTTTATATCGTTCATACAAATCGTATTGTTCTTTCATTTCCATTCCCATCACCTTTCTTGCCATGCACTTAATAACCTTGCATAAGCGGTATGATTGGCACTATTGGATGCTAATTTCAAATAGATATACTTCATATTTCCTGTTGGTACACCCAGATCAATCATGGCATTTACATAATAATCATTCGCAATCGTTTTGCTATGCATGGTGTACCATAAGTCCTTTCCGTCTACATCGGTTATTTTCACTTGTGCCGATGAACCCGGATCAATTGCAAGACTCAACGCAAAAACTAAATATCTGCCTGTATGTTTTAAAGTGAAGTAATTACAATTCGACCATGTTGTATTACGTGTTGCATACCAATAGGCGCTATAATTTACACCTGGTGACATAAACGGCGGTTCATGAGAACTAACATTCATATCAAAGTTGGCTATCCCGTTTATGATTAGATTGTAACCATCTTCCCGTTCTATTTGCACAGCGCCTTTTTTTGAATACAGACCACGATAGTCCAATCTTGCAAAGGAATCTGATTTCCCTGTATTGGCCGTTATACCATTCGAGTCCAAATTTATTGTTGTTGGAAGTGGACTTGTTAAACGTAAATCCGTTTGAATCTTTTCAATCTTCTCTCGTACTTCATCCGGGTTTTCTGTCCAGCCAGTTAATATACTACCTTCTTGAAATGCCATCTCAATCACATTTAATGTACCGGATGCCATCCCATTAAAAATATAAGGAGAAAAATATAAATCTTTATCTTTTGGTGTTAAAAAAGTGACGTATAACCTTTTCCATTGTTTTGATAAAAATGATTGATCATACTTAATAATTTCAACCATCTGTCCAGCTGTATCTTTTGCTGTATGCGCCCAAAAATGAAGTGGAGTTGTCGCTGTCCCATTTCCTGCTGCTGAACCGTATGCCATTGTAGAATACGTATAATAGGTATTTCTTTTCAATGGTATATTAGGTTCAAGGTACTTAACCCCTTGTGGCATAAGAACCCTTAATGTTCTCTTTCCGTTATATAAGATTGAACTATCTGGAACACCGCCACCTTGTCCATTGTCTCCCCACAGCCGATTCGCAATAAAGTCCGCTGTATTTTTCAAAATATTACTTCCACCAGATGTTTGTTCGTCCACATTCTTTTTCGCTTTCGCTTGGATAACTTCACTTAGAGCATCTACAGCTTGATAGTATTTGAGCCACGTATCACTCCATACAGTAGGGTTAATTGAGATAGCTTTGTCTTTGTTTCCGATAGAAGTATCCCATACATCAACTGGTGTAAGATTTTCTAGAAATAGTTTTAAATTCGTGTATTGGGTTGCTACAGCGACATAGTTCGCATCTGAAGTAGGTATCCCTATGTTGATTGCCTGTTTACGAATAGAATAAAACTCACCTTTCCCTCCACTGTCTAAGGCGATAACGATGGGCAAAGTACTTGCTGTATCAGGCAACACTGTTCCGATTATATTTGCTAGTTGTTCTTTAATATATCTTCGTTCCATAATATCGATTTTGGAATCGTCCACAAAATCTAATAATGTCTTTGATATATTTTCCGTTGCTTTTTGAGCCGTTTCTGCTATTTCTTTCGCTTTTAATACAATCAATCCGTTCAAGACATTTTGCGCTTCAAAATAATTCTTCAAACGATTTTTATACAATTCCCCATCGATTATAGAATCTTTTTTCGTGTTTGAAGGCGCTAAAATGGCAGCCTTGTTATTTTCATCAACCAACACTGTTAAAAAAGTTTTTAATTCGTTGTACCTTTGAGTATACATATCTCTTTCTGCAATCTTTTCTTCTGCCTTCCAATATCCAAGTACGATCTGTATCATGGCTCGATACACATTTTGTATTTTATTCCATTCAGAATTAAGAAACTGTTTTTCAATTACGCTAATCACATTATCTTTAGATACATTATCAATTAAGGTTTCTAATCTGTTTGAAACCTTTAATGGATCATAACCTTCTTCAAAAAATGTACCTGGTCCGATTCGGACATTATTTGCTTCCAATTGACCAACAACACCTGCTGAAGTAACAAGCCCTTCATAAGTAAGAGCTTCTTTAAATGTTTTTCCACCATCTCGGCTAATACCAATACCAGCACTGGTGAAGGCTACAATATTATTTGGATTATTAGGGTCAACACCAAGTATGCCATTCTCAAATGTTAATTCTGTTTGAACATTCTTAATTGCTTCACTTGCACGTTTAACTCCTTTATCTAAGGCATTGTATTTAATTTTCCCCTCTTCATTTACAATGCCACTCATTGCCTTCTGTACGGTTTGAAAAAGTGTCCCACCAAAAGATTTTTTATAGTTAGCTAGTGTAACCCTACATGCAATCGGCTCTAACCTTGCATTAAATACTTCCTCAACCTCCATAATTCTGGTTTCAATATCAATATCCATTGGCTCATAAATTAAAAGAACCCGATCCCCTTCATTCGGCACATTGTAAGGGTATCCGGCTTTTCTCAAATCTATAAAGTCAATTGTCATACTAACAACTGGCGTGTCCTGTAGATTTTCTTTTAATGCCTTGTCTAATCCATCTATGGTTGTAAAACGTTCGTCATCTATGGAATCCGCTTCAATTAGCCCGAATTTATGTATATTCGGACTGGTGTATTCTCTCTCTAACCCGTCTTTACCATATCCACGAATATAAGTCGCAAGGGGCTTTGTATCAATGTCTCTTTCAAATGTTTTGATATTGAAATTGTATCTAAACTGAAAATCAGTATTTTCCCCTATTTTTTCTTTAAAGCTGGCGAGATTTCCACGAATCGATATTTCTGCCTTATAGCGCTCTAATTTCTTTTTTAGTAACGCCAATCGATTTTCTTTTCCAAACTCTTGAAAATCTTGTGCATAAAATTGATCAATAATTACTGTTTGATATCCTGTCCCTTCAAAGACAAAATCAACTGCATCACGAAAAGTCATGCTACCGTTATGAACTTTGTATTGTTGCTTATTCAGCATATTCACGTAAAATTCATGAATACATTCAACTCTTTTATAAAACTTACTTTCAATTGTTCTTTCTGCTAAATGCTTTACAATATAAACTTCACCATCAAATTCAATTTTGCTTTCTTCTTGTACCAATGGAAAAGAATGTGTATTTTCTTCTGTAGGATATAGTATAAAACTGATTCCTTTTTCCCCATTCACCCTACGAACTCTAGTGATAGTTGGAAACCCTGTTAGTATCTCTGTATTTCCTGCTATATCAGTTACTGTAACTAATTCCAACATCACACCTCCTTTCTATAAGTATTGGAAACGAAAATCAAATGAAATAGAAAAAGCGCCTTTAGCGCCTGTAATTTCAAATTCATTTATTCCTTCCCTTAAAGATATTACTTTTTTATTTGTGTCTCGAACAACGGACAAGCTGTTTTTCGTACTTCTCACTTGATCTATCAAAATTGTATCTTTATCCGTTGTTGTGCCAGTATAAATCCATTCTTCTTTCGTTGTTTTGTTTCTAATCTTAAGATTCTCAGAAGCCCCTTTAAAGGTAATTCGTAAAGGCATCTGTCTTGGATCAATTTCTACATCACCTTTATTATCAATAGCGAATGTAGCTGTTGTTCTTGTATACTCTGTTTGCATCTTTTCTAACGTCGATTGTAAGGATTCAGCAAAAGCATTCGCTGATTTATACTGAATTTCTATAAGACTGTAGTTTCCGTTTGCTTGTGGTTCTACTTCATACTTATTTGCCACTCGTACTTTCCAACGCTTCTCAGGCTCTCTATTTGTAACAATATAAAATGGAGATTGCGAAGCGAAAAGACGGAACAAAAAATTTCGAACTTTATAAAAATCATCTATCCCATGTGGTTCTGCGAAAAATAAAGATTTAATATCGTCCCTTGAATTAAAACTTCCACCTAAATCAATTTCTCCATGTCTCCCATCTAACTTTTCGTATCCAGTGTTATAGAAAGGGGAATTAGGAAGAAAGTTTAAAACAGTAAGTTTGTCATTGGATGAAATAACAAACTTAGAACCATCTTCCCGAATAATTGTAAGAGTTTGATTTGTCATCGTCTCACCCCTGCATTGAATAAATCTGTCTCAAATTTCTGCCCTTGCAATAGCTCCAATGGAGATATTAATAATTCTGCAAGAACCATTCTATCCATTACAATTTGTAATGGTCTTTGTTGTGCAAGATCTCTGTTACTATATGGCATATATTGTCCCTTATCTAGATTATCGTTGTCTGGTCTATACTGTATAACATTAGGATTATCAGATAACACTTCTCTCCATCTAGAAAGATTACCAACATCATAAATTGAAAGTCCTTCAAAACGTTCCATTTGACGTCCAATTTCTCTAACCATATCGCGCATACTCTCAGGAATATGAGTAATCCAATCGTTTTGCCAATCTCCATCCACAAAGATTGCATTAAAATATTTGGTTAGCGGATCGCCACCTTTAAAACTAAATATTTCTTCTGGTTTAATAGAACGAATACCATCAATTGCCTCTGTAACAGAACCCTGCAAGGCATCTCGTACTACAGAATATTGACTCTTAATCCCGGTTGCAAGTCCTTGCACCATTTGAACACCTGCAAATGCTAAATCATTGGATTTTAGCGTATTTACAAGAGACTTATAAGCATTTGTACCAAGAGTGCGGCTTTCATTTTCTGCCATATAAGATGTTTTTTGAATCCCCAGCGCAAAACCTTCACTAAAAGGTTTCCCCCCTTGATCACGTGTCAATCGTGAGGGCGAGTTCACATTAAGTGTAGCTTTTAACGCTTCAAATGCACCTCTAGCTAAACTAGACGCTACACTTTGCACATTCCATTTCCCATTAGAAATACCACTTGCAAATCCACTTGAAAATGCTTCACCAGGGCTAACAGAACTAACGCTTTTTAATCCAGAATTTCCACTCTCTGCTACATTAGAACCACTTGACCTTGCTCGTCCCTGGGTATTCTCCATACCTTGAGCGAACTCATTTCCACCTTTTTGACCGTGTGGCGTACCATTAACGTTATTAAAGCCAGCATGAGCTGAAGCTACAGCTCCAAGAGCACTCCCTCGGATATAACCATTTTGATTGACGATACCACTTGCAAAACCTTGGCCCCCTTGACTACCTGCCGGATTTCCATTAATCGTGTTAAAAGCACCATGAGCACTAGCAACTACTTGCAAAGCACTTCCTCTAATATAGCCATCTTGATTTATTATCCCTTGTCCTAATTCACTACCGCTCTTATTCCCTCCCCCGCCATCTGTTGTGCTTCCCATAATACCTTCCACAGCTTGTTTTTTCCCTGTTGCTGCATTTTCAGGAGCTGTATTACCAGCAATTCCATTTGCGGTTGTTTGTGAGATATTTGAGCCTTGTTGAGTTGTATCAATATTTGTTTTTTGTACAACCATTTGTCTAATGACTTCAAGCGCTGTATCTATGTTAATTTGTCCGTTTTGCAACCCTTGTGCAAGAGAACTCGCTGTAAACTGTCCATTAGGACCTAAATCATATTTTGTTTGATCGTCCAGTGTTATTCCTAACTTGTTAAATACCTCTTGTACACCGATGAATCCCATTTCCATGCCTGTTTTTAAAGTAGACATGATTTTGGTTCCATCTTGAGATAAATCAGTAGCTGTTAATTTAGATAAATGTTGTTGAAAAAAAATAAACACAGCGTCAATACCAACTGTGCCTTCTTTCAAACCGTTTACAAATTGTGTAGATGTCATTTTACCGAGTGGTCCCAAATCAATTTCTAAATTCTTTTTAAGATCCAGGTTTAATTTTGTTGCGATATCTGTAACATTCATTTGCTTTAATCCATCAGCAAAAGTTGTCATTACTTTGATGCCTTCCGCGGTTAAGGGTTTACTTCCCATTTCTACTCTCATTGTATTTATGAGAGCAATCGCTACATCCTGAACTTTATATTTACCTGTTTTTATACCATCAACAAACTCTTCGACCTTTACTACGCCTTTTTCACCTAAATTAACAGCCTTTGTACCATCTTCTAATGCATAAGCGATATCACTACCAATTTGTACAGCTTTTTCACGAGTTGATTGAAAAAGGCTATCATAAACAGTATTAGAATTGGCAATTAGTGCTTCTCCATATCTTTTTACCTCATCAGCACTTTTCTTACGTAAATCAGACTCTTTTGCCGCCCTATCTTGAAGTCTTTTAAATAAATTTTCATTCGTACTCTCGATTATTTCCGAATTCTTTACATATTCGCCAAATCCTCGACCTTGGATTTTAATTTTTTCAGTTTCAGCCTTCGTGATACCCGTTGTTAAATCCATTTCAATTCCCTTAGATTTTAACACTTCTTGTGCTTGTTGAAGTTGTTGCTTATATCCTTCTGTTATTAAAATAGACTGATCAGAGTATTTTTTATTAATTTGTGCAATTGCAATCTCTTGCCCTTTAGTGTCCGCTATTTTACTTTTCGCAAATTCTATTTCTTTCTGTCTTGCCTTATCTAACTCATTCGTCAATTTTTTGTATTCAGAACCTAAATCTTTTACTTTACCTTGAATTGTTTCAACAGAAGTATTACTGTTGAAGTTATCCATTGCTTTACCTATTTTTTGAATCTCATCTACGCTTTTTGAAGCTGCTTTTCCTACTTCACTATCGATAGCTTTTAAAGCTGTCAGAAAAACCGACTTATCAGCTGCAGTCATCTTATATATCTGTCCATTATATTGTGTGAGTAAGCTCTGAATTTTCTCATTCGCTTTGATAACTGCTTCTTCTTGCGCTTTGAATACTTCCATTTGATCATTAAGAATTTTGTCTTTTGCTCTTAATACCGCTGAATCTGTTTCACCAGAAAACCAGCTATCTAAATGCGCCTGAAGTTTCCCTCTATCTTTATTAATCGCTTGGATGGCTTCATCTGCTAACTTGCCGAACTCATCATGAGCACGTTGTACGGCTTCCCTTGCTTTATCACCAGTAAGTACCGGAATTTCGTCTAACGTCTTAAAAGCTTGTTCTTTTAAATTTACGTATCCTTCAAGTGCTTTTTTTGTACCTTCGCTTACACCCTCGCCGTATTTTCTGCTATCTTCTTCTGCTTGTTTTGCATTTTTACCAGCTTCAGCAAAAGCAAATCCTAATGCTCCTAATCCAATTACAACGCCACCAATTGTTGCAACAATCGGGTTCGCTATAATTGCACCTACAGCAAAAGAAAGCATTCCAAGAGCACTTATTACCCCTAATACTGCTGGAGCTAATAATAATGATGTACCATATACTTTTTTTGTACTATCATCTAATCCATTGAACCAATCCGCTACACCTTTAATTGATTCTTTTAGTTCAGGTATAGCTTGTTTAGCAATATCTAGAATCACCTTGCCAAGTGGTTCTAATGCAATTTGTAATTCTCTAGTGACTGATTTCCATTGCTTTGCACTTGTATCATAACCATCAACCATTTTATTCATTGCACCACTATAGTTTCCTAAACCCGTTTCCATATTGTTTAGAGATAACATAGTAGTAGCTTCGAGATCTTCCCATTTCACGCCAAAAAGTGCCACGCCTAACTGATTTACTTTAATTTGATCATCAGTTGTTCGTAACTCATTTAAAACGGCATTGAAGACATCCTTTGAAGTAGCTTTCCCTTCTAACATTGCTTGCCAAACTTTTTGTGTTTCCTTACTCATTTGGCCCATCGCTTCTGTTGTGGACTTACTACCATCTTTAACACGGATACCAAACTCTTTCATTACATCATTTACATAGTCGAGATTATAAGCACCATTTTTACTACCGTTAATCAAAATCGTAAACATTTCATCAGCACTAAATCCCATTTCATGGAACAAGGGACCGTACTCACTTAAATTATCAAATAACTCATTGGAGTAGTTTAGACCCTTTGCGGAGCCTTGCGCTAATAGATCAAATGCTTGTTGTCCAGATAAGCCAAAACGGCCCATTAATTGAGCTGCACCACGGGTAACCTCGTTTACATCAGAATCCATCGTTTCAGCTAAGATTTCACTGTCACGAGTTACTTGTTTTAATGTTTCATCATCATTAATATCTTTGATATTACGCTTTACTTTAACTAAAGAATCGCTGACACTAGCTAAATCCTCACCATATCCTTCACGCCACACTTCTTTTGCTACAGCACTAACTTTTAAGCTTTCTTCTCTCGTTAGTCCCAAACCAGCCTGTACTTTTTTATTCGCTTCTTCAAATTGACCTGCATTTACTACTAATGCACCAACACCTGCCGCTACACCAACCGCGGCCGCTCCAAATCCTTGACTTATTCTTGAGCCGGTATCTTGCATTGTGTTCCCAACTTCGTTCATACGTTCTCGCAATCTTCCAGAAACATTACCTACCTGTTCCATTCTTTCTTGTGTATCGCCTAATTCATTCCGATAACGATGTAAGGCTGCTGAAGCGTTATTAAAGGCTGTATCATTTCGGGAAACTTGTGCTGTTAATCGTTGTAAAGCTTGTGAGCCTTGTTTATATTCTTGCTGTAATTGATTATATTGAGCTTGTAAGTCTTTTGTTTCTTGTGCATTTTTGCCATATGCTTGTGTACTTTGCTGTATTTCTTGTTCCAATTGCTGCATAGATATAGCTAATTGTTCGCATTTTTGGCGCATCTCTTGTTGTTTTTGTTGTGAAGTCCTTAAAGCTTGCTCATAATGCTTCATTTTTTGTGTTTGAGCTTCAATCTTTTGATTTAAATGATTTGTCTTATTCTCCAGCTGATCCATCTCAGAGCCAACGCCACGTAACTGTTCTGAAGTATTTCTAAACTCTGCATCGATTCGTTTCAGACTTCGATTAATACCTGCAATCCCGTTTTCAAACTGATCAGTATCCAACCGGACACGACCACCAATTGTATTATTACCTAATGCCATTCAATCCTCACCTACCTTTACAACCAAGCCGGCGCTTGATTTGCTGTTGTCACTCGATTAGCTTTTTGTCTTCTTGCTAAACAGGTAAAGTAAAACGCAATATCCATCTCATTGATTTGGTTTTGGGTCATTCCTGCATCCATTAATAAGTTATAAATATTGATTATGATGTCTTGATGTTTGACTGTGTTTCCTTCGGCTTCATTTCTAGTTGTTCCATCAACTTTTTTTTCGCATCTTCTACCGTTTCCATTACCTGTATTGCCTCATTTAAGCGGCCCATGATTGTTAAACAAATAGAATGAATTGTAAGACTCAGAAACCATACATGCGTACCATCAACGAACTCCTGTGCCGTAAATTGGTTGTCATACACACGCGCTACGAAATTAGCTGCTCTTTCTATCGTTTCTTTCGGAACAAGCTCTGCGTGTAACTCGTCTGCTAGTGTAGATGCTTCAAAAGTGGCTGAACCCGGAATAAACTGTGGTAAATAAAAATCTTTTTGACCTTCTGCATTCTGTAAAGTAATTTTCATTCACTTTTCCTCCTAAATTAAAATAGGGATGACATTTGCCATCCCATTATTCTTATTCTATTAAGGCGTTACTACAGGTGGAGTTGGTACTGCTTTAAACCAATTCGCTGCAACTGCTGCATCAAATCCAATTTCTTCTTCATCTAATCGATGTCTCCAGTTTCCATCCGCACGTTGAATTGCCTTACCTTTAATTTTTGCGCTTTGGAATGTTGGTTTGTCTTCTGCTGTTTTATGTTCATCACTTGGAAGTTCAAACTTCATTTTGTAATAACACACATATAAATTTTTTCCGTTGTCGTATGGTAAACGATACAATAAAGCTACATAAGGAGGAACATCACTTGTATTATCAACAACTTGACCTTTTACAACCTTTTTACCTAATAATTCCGCGTAAACCGTTAAAGACAACTTATCAACTTCTAACTCGATTTCAGTACCACCGAATGCACTAGCTGTTGCTGCCGGTCCGCCTTCTGCATAAAAAGTTGCTCCTTCTGCCTTAGGTGAAGCCTTACCACTAACTGTTTTACCGATTCTTTTCGGTGTAGTGTAAGTATATTTACCATCTGGCGTTTCAGTTAAAGCTGCATAATGTAAATCCCTAAAATCAATAATCATTTTTTATCCTCCTTAATTTATGACTTCCGTTACAAAACGAAAACCATATCGATAAATTTTTGTATCCATTTCATAATCTGGATAGGTGCTTAAACGCTGAAAAGACAGCTTTTTCATAGCTGCCTCAACTGCGGTTTTTAGTTGTGTTTTGATTGGTGACATTGACCATATATCAACTTGGTACATAACGTTTGAGGTTGTTTCCTCATTCTCCGCATACATTCCTGGAGATGTATTTAATTCAAAAAATGTAATCCATATAGGTGTATTGTCGTTACCTTTTACAAACTGATATATGAATTCTCCACCTAACTCCGATTTAATAACTGCATCTGTACGTAATACATCGAACACATCTTTATTGAAGTTCTTCATCGTCCTGTGACCCTACGCATAAATTCTCGTTCCATTGCTTGCAACACCTCTTTTTCACTCTGAACCAATGTTTTCTCTACAAAGCCTTTATGTGGAGGGTTAGGGTTTCTACTAGTTCCCCAATTTTGAAACTTCATATAGAAGTGAGGTGATCGATCCGCTTTATCCCATCCTATTTCAACGAAATAAGAACCGCCTTTTTTTACGACTCTTCCCTCTTCGATAGCATTTTTAGCATGTTTCCCATCCCACCACGGTTGCTTTGGTGTTGGTGTATTTGGTTCAGGTCCTACTGGAGAATTAAACTCTAGCTTTTGCTTAAATACTCCCGCACCTGCTTTTAATGCTTCTTTTGTAATTTTAGGGACATCTTGACCTAAACCCTCTAATTCACGAATCCATTCTTCTATACCGAAGACCTCTAATTCTGCCAATTGGATCGCTCCTCACAAATTAGGCACATTTCCTTATGCTGTTCGTCGATATCAATAACTGACTTAATCTCATATAGCTTGCCATCATACCTTGCACGCATTGCTGAATTGATGCCTTTTCGATATCGGATTGTAAAATTTATTAATTTAATAACAAACTCTGCATTCCCTTGAAATATTTCTGATCTAAACCCTGTACCAAATGGCGTTTTAGCCTCTGCCCACACCTTAACGAACTCTTTCCATTCAGATGGAATAGCGTTCCCTTCCTCATCTTTTGTTTCTGATGATTTTCGTTCTAGTATGATACGTTTATTTAATTTACTTGGATTCATTGGTTATCACCGCTATTGTAATCCCTTAATTGTAATATCGTGGTTTCTAGCGACTGCTTTAATGCAGGGACATTTAATGATTTATCTTGATTCTCATAGTTTAATAAAACATGCGTTATTACCGCGATTTTATATAGTGCCTTTTCACTTTCAGGAACACCTGATTGTAATAAGGATTCTTTTGCTCCATCGATTAGAAGTTGAATATCTGTATCCTCTTCATCTCCATCGATTTTCATTTTTCTTTTTAATAGCTCTAACATATAATCACCTATGATCCTGAAGCATTGGTTTTCGCTGATAATTCAACGCTTAACGGAGAATTCGATCCGTTATTTCCAACTGCTTTCACTTGATAAAAATATGTTGTATCACCAGTTAGGCCTGTGTCTTTATAGGTCGCTGTTACTGAAGTCCCTACTTGTTTTCCATTGCGAAGTATTTGATACTCTTTAATGCCCCCATCATACACAACAGGAGACCAACTAATGTTGGTCGTTGTTACTGTTGTAGAATCAACTTTTAACCCTGTTGGTCCTTGGGGAGGATTAGGGTGTAGTCTGCACTTCAGCTATACGGAATGCTGATTTCAGTTTGATTTTATGGTCAAACCAAGCTGTTAAAACAAATAGTTCAATACCTGTTTTTACATCTTTGTCACGATCATAGATCATATTTGGATCGTAGTTGAAGTGAGAATATCGGAAATCACCAACAACTGGATTCACTGCTGAATCACAGAACTTAACTGGCTTCCCTAAAACTTGTTCTGGTTGAGCATTATATAAAGTTGCACTACCATTAGCAAGTGTTTCAATTATTTCTAGATAATCTGTGTAACGCATTTCAATAGTCGCATTTTCACGAAAATCTTCATGTAAATCTGCAACTGCTGACTTAATAGCTTTATATAAAGTTGCGCCTTTAACTGACTTAATGCCAGCTTTATAGAATGACATAGATTCTTCTCCAGCTTTAGGCGTTGTAGCAAATGCTACTTTCTTCTCTTTTGCTGCTAAACCACTTTCTAACGCTTGATCTACAGTTTGTACTAAGTTTGTATCAGTTGCTGCTAAAACAGTCTCTGAAATAGGTACAAACACCTTAAATTTATTACGTCCGAAGGTTACAACATCACCTTCTGCTTTCAATTCCTTTGCTGTTGCTGTATCAGCAATAAAATCATCATCATCTAATGTAAATGTAACTTTAGGGATTTCAAGGTTTGTTACACTTGTAAATGTAGATACATCTCTTAATGGGTTTTTAACAAATGGTTCATGCAATAATTCATTTGTAATTGTAGTCGGAAGAATCTTTTCGCCACCTGTTGAATTTTTATCACCAAGAGCCGCTCGTGCTTCTTGTGATAAGGTACCTCCACGAATTGTAGCTCGAACCAATTCTGCTTTCGCTGCAACTACCTTTTGTTTTGGATCTTCAATAGATTGCAAACCATTTTGAGTTTGAGCTTGAATTTGAAATTGTGCTTTCTGTTCAGCTTCCATCGTGTCGTGTTGTTCTTTAATTACATTGAAACGCATTTGAAGGTCTTTCTTGGATTGCTGTAACACTTGAAGACTCTCCATGGTTGCGGATGGATCAATCGCCTTCTGAGAAAGCTCATTCTCTACTTTTTGTAACTGTTGACCAATAGTAGATAAATTTTGTTTTAGTTCAAACAATGTATTTTTTGAGAAGTATTGAAAGTTACCAATAGATAATCGAAATATATTTTTCATTAATGAATTCCTCCTAAAATTGTCTTTATATAGTCCGCGTTAGCTTTCGCTTCTTCGGCAATTTTCTGTCGTTCTAACATTTCATTGGATGATATGTTTGCTTGTGTATTTACTAATTGTTGTGGAACATTTTTGTATTCCCTCATCCATTTCTCATCTAGACATGCTGCCGCATTATTTGCTGAGATAATTTCATCACAAAGTCCATACTCCATCGCTTCATCAGCTGATAACCACGTCTCTGCATCTAGTAATTGTTTTAATATATCTTCATCTAACTTATCACCAGCACGAGTTAAATAGTATTGCATCATCGATTGGTTAATACGTTCAATGTCATCCGCTGCTTTACGTAGCTGATCAGCATTTCCTGATGCATATGTCCACGCATTGTGTACCATCAACATTGAATTAGCATACATAATGATTTTGTCTGAAATCATTGGTAATACTGATGCGCAAGAAGCACCTATGCCATCAATATAGGAAATAACCTTCGCTGGATGTCGCTGTAACATTGCGATAATAGCCATTGTTTCAAAGACAGATCCACCGGGACTATTGATGTAAAGGTTAATCGTTTCAATACCTTCACCTAATTCATCAATTTCATTTTTAAAAGTAATAGACGATATCTCGCCATACTCTTCCCATGCATACTTTGTAATTTCTCCATAAATAAAAACATCAGCCGTTTTACCATTGGCGGATGCTTTCATTTGGAAAAACTTATTCTGTTTGTTCTTTGCCACTGTTTTTCACCCCCTTCCGTTGAGTTGGCTCCATATCAATTGGATATAAATCACCGCTTACCCAAAGTTTCGAAGCATTACCACCAACAGGTGGTTCGTCTTCTTTTTGGCGCACATCATCTTGTGATAACCATCCGCTCCTAATTGCTGCTTGATAATACGCTGTTCTTGAAGCTGTATCACCTCTTAACAGACCTCCAAGGTTGAATTTAAAGTAATGTCCCTCTTGCCGTTCTTTTTTATTTAGCAACTTACGGTTCATTTCTTGCTCATACTGACGAACAATAGGAGTTAAAGTCATTTGAACAAACTGAATCATCAACTGTTCATTACTGCTATAACTTTGTCCTTCAGTGTCATTTAAAAATGTAACTGGAACATTAAAAACGTTAGCAACTCGTGAACGTGTAATTCGTTCTGATGCTAACGTGTCTGAAGCGAAATATTTACGCTCCATTTCTTCAATATTTACACCGGGTTCTCTAAATAAAATGCCACCATTTTCTTGATAAAATCGTTTAAAATCATCAATGATTTTTTGCCTCTTATCACTATCTACCTGAGTCGCATAATCCAAAATAAAACTATCTTTCTTCTGCATTTCTGACAAACTAAATTCTTGTACTGCCTTATCATATTCAAGAGTATTTCGCAAAACATCAATTGGACAAATACCTTTCCATCTTGAAATACCTGTGATGTGTTTGACATGAAACATATTCATATTGTGGATGTAATACGTACCTTCAATCCCACGTACCTCATACCACAAATTATTATCATCCTTATTCAAAAAAGGTGTTACATAAGCGGATTCAATAGGGATTAATGATTCCACTTGAAACCGAATATCACGAATGATAGCTGCATATCCATTTCCAGTTTCATTTCTAGAAACTTCAATTTTATTTATCCATTCAAATCCGGTCATGTTTGGATTAGGTTCATTCATTACAACATCAGACACTTGATTAACAACAGTGTCATAATCCTTATAAAGCTTTAATGGCAAAGATGCTACCGTATTAGATAATCTGCTAATCACACTAAAAATCGTCTCATTTGTAGCTAACTTTGCATTATCAATACCCCAAAACTTCCTTCCAAACCATGAAGTGAAGTTATATCCAGCACCTTTCCATCCTAATGACACTCCTTTAATCGCTCCTTTAACACGATTAATCAAATTCAATTTCTCACCGCCTTTCTATTTAAAAAGATCGTTAACTGATATAAATTCAATATTTCCATCACCTTGTAATTGAGTTAACATCGGGATTACTTCTGTATGAGCATTTAGAAATGCTGCAAAGCCATCAATCTTTCGATATTTACTCTGTTTAGATGGTAAAAAGTTCCCGTTTCTGTCTTCCACAAGCTTTACATTATTCATATACCAACGGAAAAGACGGTTTTTATTACTGATTATTTTCCCATCCAACAACAACTCTTTTACATCCTTTAATGCTGGACTTAAAGTTAAATGCCCTTGTCGAACTGGTTCTGTTTTAAATCCATATGCTTTCAAATCTTCATTTAAACGATACGCATTTGCAGGATCATAAGTGATTTTTTTTATAAAATACTGTTCGGATTGCTCGACAAACCAATCGTAAACATACTCATATTTCACATACTCACCAGGTATAATAGTGAGCCAACCTTTGTCTTTAAACTCTTTAAAGCTAATATTCTCGTTATCACGATCAACTTTAGCCTGCGGAACCCAACTGTGAGATAATACAAAAACATTTCCATCATCTAAAGGAAACTCTAAACAAGCGCTTGTAAAATCTTCTGTTGCAGATAAATCATAACCTGCAACACATTCTTTACCAGCTAATCCCATTATATCAATAACTTCTTCATTCCTTTTTAATATCTCTATACCAACAAAGGACATTTCATCATTATCAACAAAGAGGTTAAATTGTTTTGTAATCCAGTCATTCTTTTCAGCATCTGTATGTTTGTCTGTATTCCAATCATCAATAAGCGATGGAAGATCTAGCGAAACCCCCATATTAGGATTTGCTTTAATCCATAGTTCAGGATTCTCAATTTCATCCACACTATCCATTTCAGCCATGAAATAAAACTTTCTATCTTGGTCAATAACACCTTCCAACACATCAGTTGCAATTTCATAGTATTGAACAAGTGGTCCTTCAAGTTGATATCCTGCCGTAGTGATGTAAACAATCATTGGCTGTTTACGTGCGCCACGTGATTTTTTAATAACATTAATTAACTTAAAGTTTTTAAATTCATGTATTTCATCAAAAATACCAAGGTGTGTATTTAATCCATCTAATTTCTTACTATCTGATGCACGAGGTTCAATTTTAGAATGCGTTTTATCATGGAAAATCCCTTTCTGATTTTCGCGTAAATGCTTCCGAAGAAAGGGTGATTTTTGAACCATTGCACGACTTTCATCAAATAACTCTCCAGCTTGTTGTTTTGTATTTGCTAATACATAAACACGAGCACCCGGCTCATTATCTTTAGCAACAGCATAATTAGACAAACCAGAAATCATTGTTGTTTTTCCGTTTTTACGACCAATAAAAATAAGGCCCTCACGAAAGCGCCTATAACCTGTATCTTTATGAACCCATCCATACAAAGAACCTATAACAAAGTGCTGCCATGGTTGTAGAACTAACCTTTTATAGTCACCTTTTGATGGGCGACAAAACTTTTCGATATATCGTATAGGCCGATGAGCCTTTTCTTCCTCAAAAATCCAAGGGAATTCCTCGGTACCCTGTCTCTTCAAATCATTTAGATGACGTTGACAAGACAAGATATTTTTCTTACTAGCTATTATGTTCCCTTTCACGACTTGTTCTGCATACCAAGTTGTTCTTAGTTCAGGAGATGGATCTACCAAAATATTAAAATGCTGTATCTGTTCATTTCGCCAATTTTTATACCAATTAGCTATTTCAGATGGCTTAGAAGTCGTCGAAATCATCATCAGAATCTCCAGTTAACTCTTCCTGAAGCTTTTTACGGCTTGCTCCAGTCAACCCTAACTCCCCTAAATATTGACGAATCTGCTGTAAATACTTAGGTATCTCTGATATCAAAGGGTGCTTAGTCAAATTTGTAGCATTAGCTTTATTTGTATGCTCCATTGTCAGCCCTTCTTTTTTAACATTAGCTGCCATTTCTCTAAACATTTGATAACTGAAAGCAATCGTTTCAACTACAATAGGATCATTGATATCAGCCTTCCCTTCACCTTCTAAAACAGACCAAATACGAATCCAAGTATCTTTTCCTACCTTTTTTAAATGGGTAGGTGGTTTTCTCTCATTAAAGCCTTTATCCACGCTATCACCTCACTTACATTTTATGGATAAAAAGTGTTGTCTTATAAATAAAAGTACTCTGTTTTTGAGGTTTACCCCCCTTTAGAAAAACCACTTGCGCTACGCACGAAGGAGGCATCCGGTCTGGACGAAAACTACTTTGTACTTTAAAAGGTGGGGGCTATATCAATTCTGTATTTGCTTTTGCTTTTACAAATGATATCTTTCGTTTTTTCTTCTTTTTCCCTCCACCCTTTTCAGGATGTTCTTTGTTATGACATGTATTACATAAACTAATTAAATTATCTAATGTTAAAGCAAGTTCAGGATATTCGCTTCTCTCTTTGATATGATGAACCATATCCGCAGGTACTGGTATCAATGGCTCATGCTTCATACACTCTTGGCAACGATAGTTGTCTCGTATCAGTGCCATCTTTCTACATCTTCGCCAGGTTGTACTATCATAGAACTTCTTCGCTTCTTTATCCCGTTTGTATTTATCGTAGAACTTTCGTTGTTGTTTCTTTTTGTATTCATTCATTATCTTTAACTATATTTTGAGTTATGACTTCACCATCACAATATAATTCAACAGTTTCAACTCCTACTGTATACTTGTGCATAACCTTTTCTAGATCCTTGAATGCATTTACACATTCATTAATTGCTAATGTAAGTTCCTCAATATTCTCTTTTGCTTCGGCCGTATCAATATCAATTTGACCCGAAACTGTATTTCGTTTTTCCATCATTCATCCTCCTTCAAAATAAAAAAGCATCCATTACGGATGCTAATTTATTCGTATAATAGGCATTTCATCAGTCCACTTACTATCATAAAATTTTTCTAATTCTTCTTGACTCAATGCGTTTTTCTTCTTATCACTATTAAAATTACTCGCATTCGCATCAGCTTTTACATAAATGCATTCCATTCCCTCTTGTATCGCGTAATTTCTAAGTTTTTCTATATAATAACTAGATATCCCTTGCTTTCTCAGTGATTCATCATGAACATATAATAACTCTAATTTGATTGACTTTTCACTCATTGATTTGCCATTTACTATCCATATCGCTGCCAATCGAGGGTTGATTTTATGAAAGTCCATAGAAAATAAAACGCTTCTATTTGTTTTGTCATAAAGACAAAACTTTATCTTTCCACCTTCGAAGCCGTATCCGCGTTCTGTCGTATTAGTAAGTTCATTGTCATCAAATTTATAATCGATATCGCTTTCTATCTTTTTTATACATGGAGGTAAGCCCCAATTTCTAATTAAATTTTCAATTACTATATTGCTTTGCTCACTCAATTATATTCCCCCTTCAATATTCGATTAGAAAACATATACTATCTTAAAGCTTTACAAATTTTCTCTAGCTATTATCATCTTACAATATTCGTACATCATATTTCTAATATATTAAAAATATCATATAAAAAAACACCAATACCGCAAACTATACATTAGTTACCATTTCATATTTATCCAATATTACTCTTTCAATACGGTACATGAAGTTTTAATCTTCTTCCAGTCACCTAATGTTGCTATAGTCCTTTCAAAATAAACGTTATTAAGTAACTGGAAGAAGAGCAAAAGCCCCTCTCCGTTTACACAACAGATTTTGACATTGAAATTGAAAACAAGAACAACATTTCATTCAATCCTCAACCATCACCCATAGCCTAACGATCCATTTGAGTTATAAAGGAATGTGAAAAATGTTTTCCGCCACCTCTCACAATACAAATATATCATGTTAAAAACCAAAACGTGTCCGTAAATAGTTCGCAAATCGTCCGCAAATAGTTCGCAAATTTTATATAATAAATTATAATATTGTAGAAAGGTGTGAACTCATTATGAAAGATATTAATATACAAAAACAAACCCTGATTGATGAATTCGAAGTTGATGGGCTCTGGTATCTAAGCACCAATCCTGATCATAAAGTAACTGGAAAACTTTTCTTTTCAAAAGAAAACATAGAATTAAATACATTTGGGAGTTTAACTGACTTAGACGAATTTCCGGATTGGGTTCCTAGCTATACTATATTAGGTGAGACTCTTTCAGGAGAACGTGTCACCTTATTTATGGCTACTGAAACAGGGAGCACTAGTAGAACATATGGTTTTGATAGTCAAACTTTCGGATGCCAGTTTTTTATTGTCGGTGAACATTTTCAATCTCAAAATGACTTAATATTTGATGCTGTTTCTTTTAACAGTACTTATTTAGAAAGCTTTTTGGGTTCAGCTCCATTTAAACGAACTCGTAACAAACCATCAGAAGGACAAATCGAAACAACAATGACATTTACACCACCAGAAAAACAAGAGTGGAGAATTCCAATTATTAATGCCAATTTATACACAAGTTTTAGTTTTAGTTCTCATCTATCTCCTTACGAAAACGTTTCTATGCAACATAGGTCTCACTTAAAATTAGTCCCAGATACATCTCAACATTTTGAATGGTTTATAGAACAATTAAACAAATTATTAAATCTATTTTCTATTTTCATAGGAAAGGAACAATTTTTCAAAGAATTATCTCTTATAAATTATCACATTAGAGGATTAGAACCATTAGATAAATGCAAAGTGTTTTTCACACAAAAAGATTTCGCAGAGGGACATAGTGTAAATAATATTCAACATATAACTTTAAGTGAAACTAAAGACCAATTAGATATTTACATAAATAATTGGTTCGTATTAAACAATGAATTTGACTCAATTTACAAATTATTTTTTGATACTACATTTCATGGCATTTACGATGAATGGAAGTTTCTAAACTATACAAGAATCTTGGAAGGATATCATCGAATAAAATTTACTAAAAGTACATACTGCGATTACAACGAATATGAAAAAATCAAATGCTTGATTCAAGAATTTATTGAAGAAACCATAAAAGAAGAACACCACAAACAACTTAAAACTAATATTAAAAGTGCAATTTCATATTCATATGAATATTCATTCCAAAAACGACTTACTGAACTTGGTAAACAACTTAATAAAAGTATCTATAAACAAATTTTTAAAAATAGAGATGATATGGATAAATTTTTCTATAAAACGAAAGAGACGAGAAATAAAATGACTCATCCTCAAACGGAAGGTACCAAGATTTTCCGAGGATATGATTTAAAAATGGCAAACGCACGCTTAATTGCATTAATAAACGCTATAATACTAGTTGACATTGGCTTATCAGCGGATTTTATTGCAGCTAAGCTTCCATATCTACAATTTCATGTAAATTTGGCAAAAAAACATTTTAACCAATAAACTCTGTTACGCGATTTTAAAAAAGGCATTTAGCATTAGTAAATGCCTTTTTAATTTCGCTTAATTTTTAACCCTTTTACACTTAATTTTCAATGTTTATACGTATTATTTTATAAATTCGAATTCACTATAAACTAGATTGTGTTAAATTCACCTATTGGGTTTAACCTTAGATATAGCAATATCTTTCGCATTTTATAAAAATGAATTTGACACTTTCTGTTTAAAGCTAATTCATTAAGTGATAAAAAAATAAAGGAATTAGATTCTGAACTTCCTTTGGTAGTCATTTAATGTATCTTGCTCCATTCCGATATATCTCAATGTTTCTTTCTGATCTGTATGATTTAACATCTTTTGCAAAGCGACTACATCTTTAAATTGTTTGTAATGATGATACCCATATGTTTTTCTAAGTGAATGAGTCCCTACTCGTTCTAATCCAAATTCTTCTGCAGCTTGATTTAATATTACATAAGCCATTGCACGAGTAATCGGTTTATTCTTTCCGTTTCTACTCTTAATGAGATATTCATTCTTTGGTCTTCCTTCTGTATAATTCCTGATAGCTCTCTTCAGTTCTGAAGGCATTTTCACATCTTTGATCTTCCTTGTTTTCTTTTCACGTATTACGATATTCCATCCCTCAACATCCCTAACACGTAAACGTAATATATCCGATATTCTGAACCCTGTATTAATACCAAGAAGAAACAGAATGTAGTTCCTCTCATTCTGTTTCTTATAAAATTCCTTTATTTCTTGTATTATTTCTTTATCTCGAATTGGCTGTACAATGTTCATACACTTTGCCCCTCTTTTTGTCTACGTATTTTTTGAAATACCTCTTTCTTTAGATTGAAAGCTAAACGCAATATCGCACGACCTTTTAACTTGTAATACTTTGTTTTACCTATACCTAAGTCCATCCAGATTTCTGGGTCATACCCAATGTCATCTTCCATATAAAACTTCACGATTACCTCACGTTCATCATCTCTTAGGCGATTCACGGCATCATACAACCAACTCATAAATTTATTTCTTTCTTGTTCATACTCAATTCTTTCAATTGCAATGTTTTCAGTTGAGCTATTAAACTCGTTTGTAATTGATGGAGGAACAATAGAATATGATGGCGTCACTTTTGGCAGCATATCACATGGCATTGTCGCTAAGTATGTACGATACTCAATAAATACTTTTTCAATTTCTTGTTTTGTTCTTTTCCCATCCACGATTGGCATTTTAAATGATAATTGTTTATTCATATTAAATTCCTCCATTGTTATTATTTTTGTCTTACTGCTCCACGTCTGCGTTCATACCGTGGCCCATGAACTCCCATTAACTCTTCAATTTCACGAGTACTAAATTTCTCTTTTCGCTTTTTCTTGTATTTCTTCTTTGCTTGTTTGGATTGCTTTTTCCACTCACGTAACTGATCTTTTAACACCTTCATTTCCCCATCTCCCTTTTCAAAATAAAAAGGACACCTATTCTTAAAACAGCTCCAATTGCCGCTTTAATGAATTGGTGTCCTCTAGTTTTCTAGCCGGACGATATTTGTTTTTTATTGCTTATCTAAAATCTCATTTATACCATTGTCTAACAATGCATCTTCAACTTCTTTATGCCAATAAACCTCATTAAACCTCTGCATGTTATCATTCAAAATGGATTCAACCAAAATGCTATTTAATAGTGCCTCAGTCTTATCACATCCCATTAGTTTCACACTTGTAATGATATTATGCTTTTTTTCTCTAATATCCATAGCCAAATCAGTCACTTCTTTATATAATTCTCTTTTCTTAGTATCAATAATCTTCTTTTCAATTAAACTCAATTTTTCTTTATTCATATTAACAACCTCTTTCTAAAAGGATTATTTTGTTCAGTTTTCCTTCCAGCTCTCACCTTTACGCAAATGAATATTCCATGCTTGCTGATCCGTGAACCCTCTTTCTTTTAATTCTTTCACGTTCTCCGGTTCTTCCCATGTAAAGGTACCGTTTATTTCTCCACCAATACCAAAATCTGAATCGACTACCTTGTCAGAGATAATGCTGACATCTTGAGTTGCTTTTATTTCTACTTTTTCTCCATCAGGTGTTTCTATAAAGAATTTCACATCTTGTAAATCAATACCCATTTCCCTCTCACCTCTGAATAAAAATCAATATTTCGTCAATAATATTTACACATCTAGAATTACATCTCTGTTTAAAGCAGTTAGTTTTTTCTAGCTGCTTTTTATTATGAATAACTAGCTATTTCAGTTTCAATTTCTTTCATCTCAACCTTTACTTCAATAAGAATAAACCCTAAAACTTCTGCACAATATGTTGCCGATGCTTTTGACTTGAATTTTTTTGCCAACCTCTTTTCACCTGACACTGTAATTACATCGAATGGGGCTTGCATATCATCATGCGTCGTCCCTGCATCACTTACCCACATTCTCCCTTTTCTAACAAGATAATAATTATTCATTTTAATACCTCGCTTTCTTACAAAATGAAATTTTTGTTTAAAACCATCCTTATTTTTAGCTATAGTCTTACTAACACTTTTGTGTTAAAATCCTCTAGAATATTGATCTTTATATTATTTTTTGGAGGGTTTATGAATAATCAAAACAACAATGAAACAAACAAAATCAGTAGACTATTGGCAATTTTTCTAATAGTATCACCACTTTTAATACCTATTGTGCTCCCTACAGCTATAATTGTAGGAGTGAAACAATGGATGCCTGATGATGTTGAATATTCAAGTATAATATCACTATTGACATTATGTATTGGATTTTTCATAGTAGGAATCATCTTCTCTTTAGTATTACGAGTATTCAAACTATCTGAGGAAAAGCTAAAAGAATTAGGTTTCTTAGGGTTTACAATTTCAATTGTTAGTACCTTCCTAACGATGTATGTCGGATATTTTTGGCTAGCTAATCTTAATTTTACAACTGTGAAATTAACACCTCATGCTGTATTGATTTTTGCTATTTTATCTACGGTTCTTCTAGAGGCTATCTTTAAATTAATCGATAAATTTGATATCTCCGATGAAAGAGAATCAATAAATTAAAATTCAGCACCCCCTATCCAAGAGCATATACTCAAATGTGCTCTCTTTTATTTACTTATTAAAATAGCGTTTTTATTTAAAATTTCTATTTTCACACCATTCTCTATCCGCTTCTACCGTGCCAAATCTTGTACTATTTGCATTCACTATTAATAAGTAAGAAGATAGGAGGTGTAAATAGAATGTCTTGTATTATTACAGGATTAACTCAGCCACTTTGTTTAACTCTTATTTATAATATTTCCAACGGTAAACTTGTATCCTCCTCCGTTGAGTGTGGATCATGTTCTCTATCAACAGAATTTGATTATGATAGTAAGAATCTAGTTATTAGAGTACCATTTACTGGTGAAGGTACACTTGTATTCAACAATAATTTCGAAGCAAGTTGCGTCACAACGAATATAACTCAGCCTTAATCAAAGCTATTTATTTTTAGGGGAAAGTAGAATTGCAACTCCATTTCCCTCCTTTAGTAACGTATGAAACTCGCATTTATAATTCAAAAAACGATTTTGTTAAAACTTTTCACCTTCTAACTGAACAAGCATATATTATTATATGGATACATCCACTCATAGAAATCTACCTTTCTCGTATAAGAGCATGCTTATATGCGTGCTCTTTTCCTCCGGCTGTTATGAAATAAAGACTTCACATACATTAAAAACGTACATACAATATCTTGGGTATCCTTTTTCAACATTAGTTTTGGTCAGAGCGCCTTCCTCTCAAGGCGCTCTTTAATTTTCAAATAAGGATTTTGTTTAATTTCCATTAACCTTATTGATTCCTTTGAATACATTATTATTGCAAGGAATTCCATAGAGTACTCTCGTCCAGTCACCTCGAATTCCTTGCATACCTTGTGTAAATAACCCGTTATAACTAGCGGGTTATTTTATTTTTGATTACAAGATAACTATTTTATTAAATTTCACATATACAACCGCTTGTCCATTTCACTTTGCTTTACTCCTGCATTTACTATTAGTAATACGAATTTTTCAGAGGTGAATTATATTGGACGATTTTTTATCCTCCGCTGCATTAAATCTGGGTTCAATCGGACCTACTGGGAAAATTGGACCTACCGGGAATACCGGACCTACTGGGAAAACTGGACCTACCGGGAATACCGGACTTACTGGGAATACTGGATCTACCGGGAATACCGGACCTGGTGTAACAGCCGCCTTTGGATCCTTATATCAAACATTTTTTCAAGTTATCACAGAACAAGAAACAATAATTTTCTTTAATTCCCCAGGTCCATCTGTAAATACAATTCTAGATATACCCAATAATAGAATTATAGTTATGCAATCCGGAATTTATGAAATTTCCATCAGTTTAACTACTGATATTGGCAACACTACAACATCATGTACAGCTTCTCTTTATGTAAATAATATATCCATTCCAAATTCCACTGTTGTCTTATTTTCACTCCCCGTCCCACAACGACTAGCAGTAACGATTACGAAAACTATCCAACTTCCGCTTTCAGCTAATGATGTTCTTGATGTTCGTTTAAGTTTTGATGGTAGCAGCGTTGTTGTGACTGGCGGTACTTTTACGATAAATAGAATTTTCTAAAATATTATTGGTAGTAACTATCGGTAAAAGAATCATTTGAGCGACAAGTACAGTTTTATTAAATAACTGTGCCATGTATAAAAGCACTTTTATATAGTGCTTTTATTAAAATCCCATTGTTTATTTCCTCGCTTGTCCATTCCACTGTGCACTATCTTTGCATTTACTATTAGTAATACGAATTTTTCAGAGGTGAATTATATTGGACGATTTTTTATCCTCCCCTGCATTAAATCCGGGTTCAATCGGACCTACACTCCCACCTATACAACCTTTTCAATTCCCCACAGGTCCCACTGGTTCCACGGGTGCTACAGGGGCGACTGGGCCGACCGGTAACACTGGACCTACTGGTAATACCGGCTTAACCGGCAGTACTGGATTCACTGGAGCAACAGGGCCGACCGGTAACACTGGACCGACTGGACCTACTGGGCCAACCCTGTTTTCCACTCCCCTTGCACCAGAACCTGAATCTATAGAACTCCCAACAAATACAACTAACTTTTTAATTATGGAGGTCTTTGTCCCCATAGAAAATACTGGCAACAAAGTGTTGTTAAATGCGACAATAGGTACAGATATTCTTGTTCATATTGGAGCGGATCAAGATAATTTCTTTAGCTTAGATACCATTACCTATCAGTTATTACGTGATAACATGTTGTTAACAGAGACATTTGTATCCGGAAACTACGCAACTGGCAGTAACGGTGATTTTCTATATCCCTTTAACTCGACATTTACATGGATAGATACCCCACCGGATCCTATAACACCAGGTGATCCAGTTCATTATCGTATTGTAGCCAATATAGGAGATTTTAGTGAGACTGTATCATCAGTTCAAGTCGGAAATCGTGGATTTTCTGCTGTAAGATATCCGCCTGATCCAATTTAATTAAAAATATTAATTACTTATCCCACTATGAAAATGTAAATATTAAAATTTTTACGTTTAATCTACCGAGCAGTTAGCTTTTGTTAGCTGCTCTTTTTTCTACAAAATTCAAATTTTAAAAGAATGCTAGTTGCCCACCCGGTCTTTCTAACAATGAAACAAGTACCTGCTCTGGTGTTTCTTTAACTTCTTCTCGCTCTACTGCTAATTCCTCAAAATTAGCAAACCAATGTATTGGAAAACATCCACATAATTTTTTGCGTTCACGATCATGCCAGAAGAAACAATGATTACCTTTAGGCTTTATAATGTAATCCTTAAGCGGTTTATTTTTATAACCTTTTGTTCGCCAAATCAGTTGCGCTCTATAAAATAAACTTTTATCTAATTTAGGTGTATTATCTTGCGGTTCTGGTGTCCAAACCTCTTTTTCCACCACTTGAAATCTCTCTGCTGGATAACATCCAAAATGCGATTCTTTACGATCAAATTTGCTGACAAAGTAATGATTTGGCTTTGCTGGGAATAAAAAATATTCTTCATTTATTCCCAGTAGCGCTGAATGGTCTACATCTATGCATATACCTTTCATCTCTTAATACCCGTTATTCTGGCGTTGATGATTTACTTCGTTCTTCTTGTAATAGCCTTGTTCAATTTCTTCAAATGTGAATCCTAATTTTCTACCTAATCCTAAGAAGGAGTATAATAACTCTTCATACAGTTCGATATCTTGAGTTGCACGAAATTCCGATACAGCTTCATATACATTGTTAAATTGATTGACTAACGAATTTGATGCGTAAACTCTTGATTTAAGCTCCAACATTGCTAAGTTATACTTTTCAGGTTTAAATCCAATACCATTTCCTAATGATGCTATAAAGTGCAATCCGTCTACATATTCCATTAAAATGACTTCTTTTTCACTAGGACCTTTATTGCTCCAATGCTTAAAGCATCTTGTTTCATTTGCAAGTTCTCCAATTTCAACCTGTAGAGCAAGGATCATATTGTAAAACAAATTTTTCCCTTCCAATCCATGTTCCTTAACGATTCTTGTATCTAACACTTTTTGCATTTCAAATATTTTAGTTAAGTTCATTTTGTTTTCCCCTTCCTATTTAGCAAATTCCTAATCCTTTCGGACGATTTTCAATTAAATACTTATCAGCCTGATCTATTACTAGAAGCGCAACCTCAGCATGGTGTCTCCTTAGTTCTTCTGCCATCTCTGGTAAACTCACACCTTGATTCCACATTTCACGAAAACGAATTACATCTCTTTCATCCCAAATGAAGTTAGCTTCTTCTAAAGCGATATATATTTTTAAACGCGATTCTTTCATCGCTTCATGATTTCTTGCTACACTCATAAGCGAACCTACTTTCTAAAAATGATTATTTTATCTTTTCAGTGAACTTAGTATCCACACGATCAACTTTACCGTTTATCCAAACCGCGACTTGCTCACCAAATCCGCTCATTGGTGGATTTACTGCTGTTACATTTCCGTCCTTCACTATTAAAAGCTTGTTGCTGCTAACATCGATTTCTTTCTTCATATGTTCCTCTCCCTTTTTCTCACTTCATATACTTAACGACGTCTGGCTTGAAGCCACTTCCTAAATAAATCCTTACTGGAATATCTTCCTTTTTATCTCGTGCTGCCTTACACAGTTCCTCTGCGGTTTCCCAATTACATGAACTATCAATTGATCGCTCATATCGCCAAATTGCTATTGCGTATTGTTCAAATAATTCATAACGATCATCTGGTTCCGTTTTACATGGTAACTCATCTGTACACTTTGCATTCTTTGGAACATGAACGCGTACATCTGCATATGTAGTGCGTCCAGTTCCCCTTTTCACATTCGCTTTCATTACATCGAACTGACAAATTTCCGGTTCTACATCGAAAATATTGAGTTGTTTAGGCATTTACAATCCCACTCTTCTCAATGACGCCCAGCAACTTACTTGCACCTTCCTTACTTAAAAACATCCGACCATCTAGCAAGTCCATGTTTGATTCAGAAACTTCACCCGTTACAAAGCATGACTTTTCATGTTTTCTTAAAACGATATTTTCCCCTTCAACATGAAATCCTAATGCTGTACCTTCAGCAATCCCCAAAGTTCTGCGTAACTCAACCGGAATTACTACACACCCTAGCTCATCCACTTTTCTTGTAACGCCTGTGTTTTTCATACCTTACTCCCCTTTAGTATTTTTATATTTGTTTAATATCTCAGCAAAACGTTTCTGATTGTCATCACTTTGAGGTTGCTGTATTGGCTCCTGTTCTTCTTGTTCCCGTAACCAGTCCGGTACATTTTCTGTTCTTTTTACGTAAACTTTACCAGTACGTTTATTGTTTTTCTTACTCATTTCGAATCGATTATCTAATGCAGCGACATCATTTAGTGTTTTTACTTTTGCCTTTTCCCAACTACTTAAAATACTGCGGATATATCTCCATTTTGGTACATTTTCATCAATTGCTTTATTAACAGCGTGAGTAATTAATTCATTACCGAATCTGTCACAAAACTCACCTAATTCTTGGATTGCAATTTCACTTAATGGAATTCCCTGTTTGAGTAAAAAGTTGTAACTGATTTTAAATTCTTGATCAATTAATTTCTGAGACGAAGTAGCGTTATCATCATCATTTATATTTGTAGTAATCTCTGTAGTAATATTTGTAGTAATCTCTGTATTTGTCTTACGTTCTAATGTAAGAGCCTCCTCCGTTTCATCGTAAGAGGGTGTTCCTTTAGAATGTAAGACCCTCTTACTTTCTGATGTAATAGGGCTATTACGTTTCAATGTAGGAGGGGTGTCGTTTCCCCAATACATAACGGATATTTTCTGAATTATTTCGGGTATAGGTTCAACATACATAACGTTATTGCATCTTGTTCCGTTAACAACAATCGTCCTAAATTCAATTTTTATAAGACCACGTTCTTTTAAAAAGTCACACGCTTCTTTTACTTGCCTTTTTGTAAATCCAAATGAATCGGCTAATTGTTGATAACTCTTTTGAAGCATGTCTGCCTTGAACTTTTGTTTATATTGAACTTGACTAGATTCTTCATTTCTTACTTCAGTAGGTTTATACCAATAAACGAATTCCCCTAAGATAGTAATTGCAACAATATTAGGTTTGCCATTATCTAACGTAAGTGTCTTAAACCATCCATGGTCTATAACATTGCCACGAAAATTTATTTGACCTATTTGTAATACCTTGTTGTTCATGCCCTTCACTCCTTTGCGTAAAACTAATGTGCTATTTCCTGACTTACCGTGGTATACTTATAACAAATCTTTTTTCTTAAAGGACCCATTGCCGTGGGTCTTTTCATTTTGTACTACGTCACTCCAAGCCCATTTTTTAATTGGTTCGTAAGTGATGTATAGTAGCCATGCACTGCATGCGATAAACATTGCGAATACAACTAACGATGTTGTATCTTCCACTAAATCACCTCCTTTTGTAATTCAAGCCAAGCTTCTAAATCTTTTTGTAGGAAAAGTAGTTTTCGCCCATCCCTAATTACTGGAAATTGTGGGTGGTTTGCTAATTCATACACTCGACAAACTGCTATGTTTAGATAAGCTGCCGCTTCTTTCACTCTCATTACTTTATTTGGTTGTGCTTGTTGTTGAAATGAAGCTAATGCTGCTTGAATTTCCTCTCGGACAACTTCGCGAATTGATTCTTTAATGATTTGATCTAATCCCATTCCGTTCTGCTCCTTTCAAAATAGCCAAATTATATTAAAGATAGATAATCATACTAACCTTGGTCGCCATGCATTTATGTATGAGATTGCTTCGTTGAAATCTTTCTGCAAGATGTTGCAATAACTATTTACAGCAAATGCTGACTTCACATCTCTCCATGCTGCTGAGAAAAGTTTCTTTCTACTGTCATGAACAACTTGATTAATTGTCCCTTCATCCCAAAGCTTGTACACTCTTCGATTTAATGCATTTCTTATTGCTTGTTGTTGACTATAGTCAACTGTCATACGTTGGTTAACTGTTTGTTCCAATTGTTCAACTCGCTCATTTATCTTTGTTGTTCCTAAAGCAAGTAGCTGAATTTGATCGAATGTATTTTCAGGAGCATTCTTTTTCTGATTTTGAATAAATGTTTTCATCCGTTTGAACTCTTGTAAAAATTTAATTTTCATTTTCATTGCCTCTGCTGTTATGTAGCTCATTGCAACAATCGCAAACGCATCTTCTGTAAGATTAAACTTTGGATACCATTGCTTATTTTGATAATGCTGGTATTGGGTATGCTCAAAGTTGAGCTGCCCCCATTCTGTTTCATTCGCCTCAAATAATTTTTCTAGTTGGACTTCGATATCTCGCATTACATTTTTATGTTCTTTCCCAAACATTTGAGCCATTGTCAAACTATCCGTAACTACTTTATTCTTTTCTGTAAAAACAAACTCGCTTACTGGATTTTGCAAAACTTGTAACGAATCCATTTCTATTCCTCCTTTATTCAAATGATAAATTTTTTATCATTAAATACCGAAAAATAATCAGGAAACAGTTCTTTCACACTCATGTTAAATACATCCTGATACTTAACCATTATATCTGGTCTCGGTATATATCCGCCTTCTATCTTACGAACATAAACCGTTGAAACACCAACCTTTTCAGCTAATTGTTTTTGTGTGAATTTCATCTTTTTCCTTTCATTTCTTAAGATGTTATTCATTTAACCACCTTCCATTTCAACTCGCGTTTCTTTGTTGACTTCAGTATAAATGATAAAATTTTTATCGTCAACAAAATTTATAAATTTTTTATCATTTTTGTGAAAAGGGGTTTAAAGTGATAAAATTTGTATCTATAATGTAATTAAGGATTTACTGAGAGGGGAAAATTAAAAATGACTTTTGGAGAGAAATTAAAACAACTGAGGGGCAAGCGTACGCAAGGCGATGTAGCCAGCCTATTAAACATATCAAGAGCAACATACTCACATTTAGAAAATAACCGAATTGAACCTAGTATGAGTTTATTAAACTCTATCGCTGATTTATTTTGTGTTTCAACAGACTATTTATTAGGAAGATCTTCAGATCCACGTTTAACTGAAGAAGAAGACAAAACTGCTAATGAAATGGCTAGACGATTTATGGAATTGGTAGCTGACCTTCCTAAAGAAGAACAAGAAAATGCTTGGAAGCAAGCTGCAATGTACGTGAATTTCACTAAAAAACAAAATTAAAAGAAGCTTACCACTTAGTTAGCTTCTTTTAATTTTGTTTCTGTATATGTATGAGTAGTGATTTCTTTTAAAACCTCTTCAGCTTTAGTCCCCTTATTCTCTAACAACCACTTCGCCATTAATTCCTTTGCTAATTCTTCTTTCATCATCATAATTTCCCCCTACATCCCGTTTATTATATGTAAACCTTTTTAGTGGAAAGTTTTTGTCGTTTCAGTCAAAATGTTTCCATTCCCTATAAAGCAGAAATGACACTATCTATTTGATAGTGTCATTTCTAATATTATATTAATTATCCGCCTCCGGGGCCTGGATCAATCATGTATAGAGTTGTTTTTTGTTCTTTAGCATTTTGCACCTTATCTTTTTCTGTCACTTGAAAAGCTGTGATAGAAAGACAAGCTACAGTAGCAATAGTTATAACTATTTTTACAAGCTTATTTTTCAAGTGTTTCACCACCTTTAATGTATAATTCGATTATAACATTCCAAGGCTGTTTTCGGTAGAAAAATATAGAAAAAATCACCTGATTTAGAAAAACTTTCTGTAGACATTTCTAGGTACTTTTTCCCTTCTTCCCCTCCAACTGCAAGCCCCATATAATACAGTTGAAAACTACTAAGATACCCATTTTTATTTTGTAAAGCTCGCAATATTTTAATTGCTTTTTGATTTTCACCTAGCCTTACATATAAAAACGCTTTTTCGGCATCATTTAAATTTCCTAGGTTAATGGTACTTAAATCTTTCTTATGATATATTCTTAAAAATAATAGGGTATTAAGTACTTTCTCTCTTCTTACTTCTAACTTCTTGTTCACAGGATCTCCAATAACGTTTAGTGATTGCTCCATGTACTCTTTTGCATTTTGATAATTAGAGAAAACATAACTTTCTCCAATTTTGCAATATGCTACTGCTTTTGTGCTGACATAACAATTAGCCTGATCATTTATGATTTCAAAACATAATTCCCGTGATTCTTCTAAATTATTTTCGTGAAGTGTAACGAAAATTTTCATCTCCTTAATTCTTAATAGAAGCGAATCTCTTAAGGTATGACATTTGATTCCCAAAATGTCAGGTAATAATTGTTGAATATATTCATTAACCATCTTGTAATTACCTAGATCAAAAAAAGAATATATTGTATTCAGTACCGATATTATTACCAGTTCATTATCTGTATACTTTTGACTTTTTCTCATTTTATCAACTTTTTCAAAGAACATCTTAGGAGTTATAATATTTTCGCTTCTTTTTCGTAATGTTTTGTATAATGGAACCAAATTCAGATTTACCCGTACAGTTTTCGAATTACCTTTTTTCTTTTCTTTTTTATCTTTATCGGTTTTAAAGCTCATTATTTGTTGCATTACTGCATCTTGAAGTTCATATTCTCCGAACATATCTAACACTTCTAACGCTAACTTTAAATTTTTATGTGACAATGTAGGTATACACTCTTTGATGCATTTCCTTCTAAAATCAATATCTTTAGGTTTATATAGTTTCAGCGCGTCCACCAAATGCATAAAATCAAATTTTCCTTGTTTATTAAAATAACTGTTCACCGTTGTATGAGTTACTTTGAAACGTGTTGCCAATTTACGATTTGTATAGCCATTTGATTTCAAACTTTCTTGCATGTCATTCAAATCCAATAAAACTTGCAC